GAATCAACGTCGAATGCTGGTCGCTGACTGAAGAGGGCGCGGAAGCGCTGATGTCCCGCGCACGCGCCTACGTGCTGGCCATGTCCGGCAAGCGCGGAACCACAACCGTCTACGACGTGCAGGAAGTCAGTGGCCCTATGTGGCTGCCGGACGCTGCGTCGGGACAACCCAAATACGCGTTCGCTGTTGAGTTCTCCACACGGGGAACGGAACTGGAGTAAGCATGGCTGGAAGCACTGACAACCCGCGCCTGTGGGAAGGGGCCGACTTCTACTCTGCCCCGTCCGGCACCGCGCTGCCCGTCGACCTGGACGCGCTGATGTCCACTGTTCCCGCTTGGAAGGCCGTCGGCCTGCTCAGCGAGGATGGGGCAAGCGAGTCCCGCGATGAGGACACGTCCGACTTCTACGCGTGGGGCGGCAAGCTGATCCGCACCAAGCGTAGCAAGCACAAGCGGTCGATGAAGGTGACGTGCCTGGAGGACAACCTGGTCGTATTCGGCCTGGTCAACCCAGGCTCTACCGTGACGACCACGGGCGGCATCAACACCCGCACGGTCAAGATTCCCAAGTCGGACAAGCAGGCGTTCGTTCTGGAGCTGGTGGATGGCGACATCACCCGGCGCCGGCACATCCCGATCGGCGAGGTTACCGAGGTCGGCGAGGTCACGCTTTCGGAGTCGGACCTTCAGGCGTACGAGATCACCGTGACGATCTACCCGGACAGCGCTGACGTGCTCTATGTCGACTACGACAACGACCCTCAGGGCGCTGCTGCGTAACATCCCCGCATGACCGAACGGGCCAGGTTTCTGGGTGGATGCCTGGCCCGTTCTAATCCACCCACTGCCACCCGGCGAGAGGACTTCACATGCCTACCAAGAACGACGCGACGAACGCCGACTTCTCCGTTGAGTTCAACGGCGACACCTACAGCGTTCCGCCGGCCGATGACTGGGACCTTGACGTTCTTGAGGCGATCGACGATGGCCTGATGACCAAGGCTCTCCGCGCGCTTCTCGGCTCGGACCAGTACGCCAAGTTCCGTGCCAGCAACAAGAAGGTTAGGGACCTGGGCGCGTTCTTCGACGTCGCCGGCAAGGCGGTCAACGCGGGAAACTCCTAAGCCTCTTGGCGCTGATCCGTTTGCACGGAGACGCAATTGAGGCTGACCTAGCATTCCGGGGGTTTGACCTGCTGGACATGTGGCGCGGCAAGCTCACCCCGCGCAAGGTGGACGTGCTGATTCGGGGACTGCCTCCGGACAGCGCAACCCGCATGGCCATGAATGACGGCGAACCCCTGTGGGGACGAACGGATCACATGATCGCTGACCATATTGACGCTACGAATGCCCTGACTTGGGTCGTGGCGAACCGTGAGGCAGCGAAGAAAGACCGGTCCCCGTTCCCTGACCCGTATCCGCGGCCCGGCATGGTGGCCCCCTCCAAGAAGCGTGAAATCACTGCCGCTGATCTGCTTGCATTCCGCGAGCGGACAAGAAGGGACCAGTAATGCCCGCTCCGGAAATCGCGGTTGCCTACGTATCGATCGTGCCCAGCCTTGAGGGCTTTCAGCGCCAGCTCCGCAATCAGATCGTCGGCCCCTCCGCTGACGCTGGTAGCGAAGCCGGCTCGTCCATGGGTGGCAAGCTCAAGGGCGCCCTCCTGGCTGGGGCCGCCGGTGCTGCCCTGGCTGCTGGCGCGGTCATCGTCAAGGGGCTGGGCGACGCTATCGACCAGGCCAACATCACCAGCAAGCTTCAGGCTCAGCTAGGTGCGTCCGGAAAGGATGCGGCCAAGTACGGCAAGCTGGCCGGCAAGCTGTACTCGTCCGGCGTCAGCGACACGTTCCAGGATGCAGCGGACGCCATTAAGTCTGTTATGCAGTCTGGCATCGCCCCTCCCGGCGCAACCGTCAAGCAGCTTGAGAGCATCGCCACCAAGGCCAGCGACGTTGCCGGCATCTTTGACCAGGACTTGGGCGGGGTCACCAACGCTGTTTCCCAGATGCTGCGCACGGGACTCGCCAAGAACGCCACCGAAGCATTCGACCTGATCACCAAGGGTTTTCAGTCTGGCGCTGACAAGGGCGGGGACTTCCTGGACACCATCAACGAATACGGTGTGCAGTTTCAGAAGGCTGGCCTGGATGGTTCCACCGCAATTGGCCTGATCAACCAGGCAATCAAGGGCGGTGCCCGAGACAGCGATATTGCCGCGGACGCCATCAAGGAATTCTCGATCCGCGCCATTGACGGCAGCAAGAGCACCAAGGATGGGTTCAAGGCACTGGGACTGAGCGCCGGCGACATGGCAGCCAAGTTCGGAAAGGGAGGCAAGTCCGCTACGGCAGCCCTGGACACCACGCTTGACCGGCTTCGGAACATCAAGGACCCCATCAAGAGGAGCGCGGCGGCTACTGCGCTGTTCGGTACCCAGTCTGAAGACCTGGGCAAGGCGCTGCACGCGATGGACCCCAGCGAGGCAGCAAAGGGCCTGGGTAAGTTCGCCGGATCCACAGAAAAGGCGGGCAAGACGATTCGGTCTGGCCCGTCCCATGAGATTCAGGTGTTCCAGCGCAGGCTTCAACAAGGGCTGGTGGCGGTTCTCGGCAAGTACGTAGTGCCCGCAATCACCAGCATGGCCCACGCCGCCAACACGTACCTGGTGCCGGCCCTGAAGGCAATCATCAGCGCTGCAACGGACGTGTTCACGTTCCTGCGCGACGCTGCCCCGTGGCTCGCTCCGCTGGCTATCGCAATCGGTGGAATCACTCTCGCACTCAATGCCCAGGCAATCGCCACGGGGCTTGTGACAGCGGTGATGAGCGTCTACCGGGCGGCAAGCCTAATCGGCATCGCTGTCACGAACGGAATGGCCGTCGCTCAGGGCCTGCTCAACGCCGTGATGGCGCTCAACCCCTTTGTGCTGGTCGCTATCGCGCTGGCTGCACTGGTGGCCGGAATCGTGATCGCGTACAAGCGGTCCGAGACCTTCCGCGCCATCGTCCAGAAGTGCTGGGAGGGCATCAAGTTCGCGGTCAAGCTGGCCTGGGACAACGTCCTCAAGCCCATCTTCGAACTGTTCGTGTGGCAAATCAAGCTTGTTGGCAAGATCGCGATGTGGCTGTGGGAAAAGGCCATCAAGCCAGCGTTCGGCTGGATCGCTGGCAACGTCGCCAGTACTTGGAAGGACAAGATCAAGCCTGCATTCGAAGCGCTGAAGCTGGGCGTCAAGAAGGTGGGAGAGAAGTTCAAGGATCTCTACAACGGGTTTATCAAGCCCGTGGCCAAGTGGATTGCCGACAAGGTTGCGTCCACCTGGAAGGACAAGATCAAGCCCGCATTCGAGGCGCTGAAGCTGGGCGTCAAGACAGTGGGCGAGTCCTTCAAGAAGGCCAAGGATGCCATCAAGACCCAGTGGGACAAGCTTCAGGAAATCGCCAAGAAGCCCATTCGGTTCATCATCAACACTATTTACAACAAGGGCATCGTGCCCGTCTGGAACAGGATCGCCGGCGCGTTCGGTGCTCCCAAGCTGTCGACGCTGAACATCAAGGGCTTTGCCACTGGTGGAATCCTGCCCGGCTACACGCCTGGTCGTGACGTCCACATGGCAGCGCTGTCCGGCGGTGAAGCCATCATGCGCCCGGAGTGGACTCGCGCCATGGGCCCCGGCTACGTGAACAGCATGAACGCGGCTGCTCGATCCGGCGGTGTCGGGGGTGTTCGCGCTGCTATTGCTGGCGGAATGCCTGCGTTCAAGGACGGCGGCATCTTCGGCTGGATTGGCAACGCCGCTAGCACTGCTGCCGGTTGGGGTTCGTCCGCGTGGGAAAAAGCCAAGGAAGGCGCCTCGTGGCTGAAGGACGGCATCAAGTCGTCGGCCATCGCGGGCATGAACTCACTGGTAAAGCCCCTGATTGACAAGATCAGCGGCTCATCCTCGCTGTACAAGGACATGGTTACCAAGGTCCCGCGGAAAATGATCAGCTCCATTGTCGACTTCGGCGGCAAGGCTGACAGCAAGTCCGCGGCAGCGGGAATGGGCGGCAAGGGTGTCAAGGCTGCACTGGCCTGGGCGCGTACGCAGAATGGCAAACCCTACCAGTGGGGCGGAAACGGGAATCCTTCCTGGGACTGCTCCGGTCTGATGTCCGCCATTGAGTCTGTGATCCGCGGCGAGAAGCCCCATCGGCGCTGGGCAACGGGATCGTTCAGTGGTCGCAACGCTCCGGCCGGCTGGGTGGAAGGCATGAAGGCACCGTTCATGATCGGTGTCACCAACGCCGGTGTCGGGCACACGGCAGGCACGCTCAACGGCGTCAATGTCGAATCCCGCGGTGGTGGCGGTGTGATCGTCGGCAGCAGGGCCCGTAGCTACATGGACCCGCTGTTCACGAACCGGTACGGCTTTGCCCCGTCCAAGAAGTACGACAACGGCGGGTGGCTGCAGCCTGGTGCTACTCAGACTGTCAACAAAACCGGTAGGCCGGAAGCTGTGCTCACGTCTGGTCAGTGGAGTTCCCTCGCAACGCTGGCTACGTCTGGCGGTGGTGGGCTTCAGCCCGGTGACCGCTTGGTACTGGTGACTGGTGGCGGCGAATTCGAAGCGTACGTTGACCGGCGCGCAGACAGCCGCATCAAGTCCACGCTGGTGGACCCCGCATCTCTCGGAAGGACCTTGTAATGGATGAGGAATACGACGTCGTGCCCGTGGGCGAGGATCCGTTGCAGATCCCGAATACCGAGGAGTCGGTAGATGAGGACGGCAACACAGTCTCTACCGGGTACCAGCCGGACACCATCACAAGCGTCAGCGCTGATGAGGTTCTGGTCACGGGCAGCATTCCGACGGAAGGCAGCGAGGGATCCTGATGGCGTACTCAAACCCTAATCTGCTGTCCGATGTGAACTCGGGGTTTGAGTCCGGAACCCACGCCTGGACAGCAGGCAGCAACACCACGCTGTCAGTGGCAGTAGGCCAGAACCTTGGGGGTACCCAGTCCCTCAGGCTGACCCCTACTGCCGCTGGCACGGTGTCTGCAACCTCCCCGCGGGTGCTGGTAACAGCGGGAACTACCTATGTGGCTCGTATGCCGCTCCGCACTTCCGCGGCCACAGCCGGCAAGGTGTTCACGGCTCGAATCACGTGGTTCAACGCTACGTCTGGTGGCACGTCGCTGGGTAACTCCGACACCGTGGTTACGGTCGCTGCCCAATCCGGCTGGTGGCTGACTAACTACGGGTACGTAGTGCGGGACGCTCCGGCGGGCGCGCTCTCAGCGGTGCTGACTGTAACGGTCGCTAACGTTCCGCTTGCGGAGTACGTAAACATCGATGATGTGTACGTTGCCTCCGCCGCACGGATTCCCGGAAACTTCCTGTCCTACAACGATCAGTCGTTTGAGCAGGACATCAGCGGCTGGACGGTCCAGGGATCCGGCACCGGAACCATGGTCCAGGCTGAGGGTTTCGGGGGCCCTGGCGGCGGTTACCGAATGCTAAGCGCCACCAGTACCACCACAGCGGGCACCCAGGTGTTCACGGGCCTTAAGCCCATTACGCCTGGGGTCGAGTACCTGGGGTGTGGCTGGGTGGCAGGGGCTGCAGGCACGGCAGACACCGTGGTTCAGGGCCAAATCCGATGGTACGACGCCTCCAGTGTAGAAATGGGCACCCTTGCCCTGAAGGCATGGACGATCAAAGCCGGCGTGTTCACCCTGATCAACGTTGTCGGGACGGCACCCGCTGGTGCAGTAAGCGGACGGCTGTTCTTCCGGGCCCCCACTCCTGCCGCCGGATACACCTGGTACATGGATGAGGTGTTTTTCGGCGCCGCCCCTAACGCTGCTGGCAACCTGCTGACGTATGACGAGTTCTCAAGCGAAACGGCCCTTCCGCCCTGGACTGTCACCGGGCCCTCGGATCCGGCAGTGCAATACGCCCTGAACCTGACTCATCCCAGCCAGGATGGCGGGTACGTCATGGCGCTTACGCCGACTGGCACGGGCACTATCGCGGCGTCGCTTGACCGGCTCATTCCGGTTACACCTGGGCAGACGTACCAGGCGAGTGCAGCGGTGTGGTTCCTCGGCAACAGCGATCCAAACGCCACGTCAACATCCCGTGTCCGGCTGGATTGGTACGATTCGTCAGGGGTACTTACCCAGGCCGGGACACCGCCCCCGTACTACTCCAGTGCCGGTGGGTTGCCTGGATACACAGGGACCATCAGCCAGAGCACTGGCAGGGCACCTAGTGGAGCGGTTTACGGCAAGCTGACCGTTGAGATCATGCACACCACGGCAACCACGGTGACGGCGTACTACGTAGACAACATCCAGTGGGTGGTGAGCGACCCATCGTTCAACGCGTCAGTGATCAACGACACGGGCAGCGTGTCCCTGTCGATTTTCACGATGCCTGATGCGGGACTGGGCGGAACCTACACGCTGCGGCGAGTCCACCAGGACGGGTCCATGCAGCCTGTGCGCGGGTACGTGGGTGACCTGGTGCGTGTTCCCTTCACTCAGTCTCCGATTGTGGTTGAGGACTACGAGGCGCCTATGGGCGAGATCATTGCGTACCTTGTGGAGTGGTACAACGCGTCCGGAGACAAGATCCTCCTTCTCAGCATCGGGGTAGGGGCCAGTCCAGTGCTGGAAGATCCCGACTACGTCTGGCTTAAGTCTCCGGGCATTCCGGCGCTGAATACCACGGTGCTCATGGAATCGCCCGTCAAGTGGTCCCGGCCGGCTCGCTCCACAACGCTGGATATCGTCGGGCGCACCAACCCGGTCAACATCTCCGGCAAGCGTGCCGGCGGTACATCCTCGCTGTCTGTTCTCGTCTGGGATCCCTCAGCGCACGAGCAGTTGAACTCGCTGCTGGACAACGGCCTGCCCGTGCTCATCCAGGCCATGCCCGGCTACGGCATCAACGGCAACCTGTATCTGTCCGTGGGCGACGTCGACAGCGACCCCGTCATGGACGCTGCAAATGAGCCGGGATGGCGCTGGACACTGAACGTGGCCAAGATCGATCGTCCGTCGGGCGGCATTCAGGGATCCGCGATCAGCACATGGCAAGACATCCTGGACGGTTACGACACCTGGGCGGACGTGTTCGACGCGTTCGGCACCTGGGCGGACGTGCTACTCATCGAATAGGCAGAGGGGTCCCACATGCAGACCGTTAGCACCAAGTGGGCCCCCGCGCTGGCCACGGATCACGGCATGGCTGTTCGCGTGGACGTCATGTACAACGGCGCAACCACAGCCGCGGACATTCAGTTCGTGGACGGATCCGTAACGGTGGACAGGGGCAGTGACACAAGGAGGTCGCTGTCCCTGACCATTGCCGACCCCAAGGACTTCCCCACCACTGAGACCGACACGTTCGGCGTGTACGGGCAGCGCCTATGGGTGCAGGCCGGCATGGTCTACCTGGACGGCACCGTGGAGATGGTTCCGCTGGGGCTGTTCGTTATCACCAGTGTGGGCGGCAACATCCACACGGGACCGCTGAGCATCCAAGCGGCCGGCCTGGAAATCCTCCTGAAGCGCACAGAGGCGGAAACGGCCAAATCCTCCGGATCGGGTGTGACCAACGCGAACTTCATCTCAGGTCTGGTCGCTGAGGTGGCGCCGACAGCCGGTTTCGTCAACCAGTCCACCAGCGGAACAGCGGTATTGCCCACGCGCACCTGGGACGCCGGCACGGACTACTGGACCATCGCCTCTGAAGTGGCCACTGCCATCGGCGCTGAGCTGTTCTGCAATGCCAACGGAACGTTCATCCTCGCTGACGTGCCGGACGTCGACAGCCCCAGCATCAGCACCGTGTGGGACGTGACCACGGGAGACACAGGGGTCATGGTGTCCGCGGACGTCGAACTCACTTCTGACGACGTGTTCAACCGGGTGATTGCCTCCGGCGAGAACACAGCGGATAACGCTGCCCCAGTCACCGGCACCGCCACGATTACCAGCCTTGCGGATCCACTCCGCTACGGTGGCCCGTTCGGCAAGGTGACCAAGAACTACAGTTCCGCGCTCATCACCACCACGGCCAAGGCAATTGCCGCTGCTGTTGCCATGCTCCGGCGCTACCGGGCACCCAACCGCACGGTCACGCTCCAGACGGTCCCCAACCCCGCCCTGGACGCCAGCGACCGTATCCGCGTGGACTACGGCCCCGGCATCGACCCCGAACTACACCTGGTCCAATCCTTCTCCGTGCCGCTGAGCGTGACCGGGGGAGCGACCAGCATCGCCACGATCAGCGGAAGGACGGATGCATGAGCGCCTACCTTGACCGCATCATCGCCGCTGTCATCGACAACATCAAGAAGTCGGGGCTGCTCTCCCAAGGCACCATGGCCGGCACGGTTTCCGCGGTGGGCTCGGACGGAACCGTCACAGTCACGCGCAACGGGGACACGTACCCCAAGGTGCGCCGGCTGGTGTCCTACGCAAGCCCCGCTGTGGGCCATGCAGTGCTGATTCATCGCACGCTCGGTGGCTGGGTCTGCCTTGGGCAACTCGCCACCACCTGATCACCCTTTGACCTTTTGGAGACACCGTGCCGCTGACTGACGCCCAAGGCCAGAACGTTCCGTACCCCACGCTGTCCGACAAGCCCAACGCCCAGACTGCGTTTCAGGGCATCGTCGACAACCTGACCCCCAAGACCGTCATGACGTTCGCCTCCGCCACCGTTCGGGGCGCGACGATCACCGTTCCCAAGTCCGGCATGCTGACCTGGTTGCAGTCCGAGCGGCGCCTTGAGGTGTACGACGGGACCGGCTGGTCAACCGTCACCTCTGGATCATCCGCGTGGACCACCATCAGCCTCAGCCAGGGCTACTCGCACAACGGCAACTCTCAGGGCACGTTCGCCTACCGTCGTGTGAACCTGTTTGGCGAGGTTGGATTGATGTTCCGCGGTGGGCTGAACGTCACCTACGAAGGTGGTGACGTCAAATACACCAACGAGCTGAATTCCGTTGCTCTCCCGTCCAACTGCCGTCCGACCACTCTGCGATCTCTGGTCATCCCGTGCTCTGACGTCAACAGCGCGCGAATCACCATGAAGATGGACGTCACCACGGTCGGCACCCTGAACCTGTGGGGCGTACAGGCCGGCTCCAATCCGGCGTGGATTGGCTTCAACGGCGTGTTCTGCTCCCTCTAAACCACCCAAGGAAACCACCATGACGGTTACTGCCGCAGACGTCGTCAAGATAGCCAAGGCCGAGGTCGGCACCAAGGAGGCTCGCGAGGGCGGCCACTGGGTCAACAACAGCAAGTACAACAAGTGGTTCGGGACCATTCCCGGATACGACCAGGGCGGTTACGGCTACCCGTGGTGCGCTGTGTTCGTCGCCTGGTGTGCTGCACAGGCCGGCGATGCGTCGCTGTACCCGAAAACCGCCGGGTGCGAGACTGCCGTTGCCTGGTTCAAGAACAAGAAGCGATTCAGCGAGTACCCCGCGATTGGCGCCCAGGTGTTCTTCGGCCCCCGGGGCGGCACGCACACTGGCCTGGTCGTCTCCTACACCGCCACGACCATTACGACCGTTGAGGGAAACACCAACACCGACGGATCCGCTGAGGGCGATGGCGTCTACCTGAAGACCAGGCAGCGCAAGGATGCGTACGTCTACGGCTACGGCTACCCGGCCTTCGCCGATGGCATCAAGTCCGCGGATCCGGCGTGGGAGGACAAGGCGCCGGCGCTTGGTGTGAAGGGCATTGACGTGTCGTCCCACCAGGCCGCGGACTATGCGGTTACCGGCGCGGACTTTGTGGCTGTGAAGGCCACTGAAGGGCTGTCGTACGAGAACCCCAAGCATGCGGCCCAGGTGAAGCGCGCGCGGGACAAGGGTCTCGTGGTTGGGCACTACCACTTTGCTCGCGCTGGGGACATGAAGGCCCAGGCTGACTACTTCCTGAAGATCGCAGCGCCCAAGCCGGGCGAGTTCCTGGCACTGGACTGGGAAGACGCTGGCGTGTCGTGTGCCGACAAGGATGCGTTCCTGAAGTACCTCAAGTCCAAGGTAGGCGGCCGGAAGGTTGTCCTGTACTGCAACACGACGTTTTGGTTGCAGCGGGACACCACGTCGTACGCGGCAGACGGGCTTTGGATTGCCCGGTACGGCGGCGAGGCGGGAGAGCCGGGCATTCAGGCTGAATGGCTGATCCACCAGTACACGGACAAGCCGGTTGACACGAACGTCACTCGCTGGCCGTCGCGCGCTGAGATGCGGAAGTGGGCGGAATCGGCGCCTGCCAAGCCCCGGCCTG